GACGTCCTGTTTAACAACCAAAAATCAATCGTCGAACGCGCCGTATGAACACAAACAACAACGACGCCCGATTGCCGTATTTCCCGTTCTTCGTCGACGCCTGGTTGTCGTCGGCGAAGGTGAATGGATTCACGGTCGAACAACGCGGCGCGTACCTGGCGTTATTGATCCATCAATGGAACGCGCCGAACGGGATATTAACTAAAGACGAATACGAACTGTCGTTCTTGTCGGGACTAAAAAAACGTTGGCGAACGGTCGGGCGACCAATCGTTAAATCGTGTTTCGTCGAAAAGGGACACGGGATTATTAACCCGCGATTGTTCCGCGAATGGCAAAAAGCGCACGAACGATCCGCGAAGGCGCGGAAGGCGATCGAAACGCGATGGAAATAGCATACGTTCGAATATACGAACGTATATACGTTCGTATCAACGTTCGTATCAACGTCCGAATATACGTCCGTACGCCTTTTCCGATACGAACGTATATACGAACGTATATACCATTAAGAAAAGAGTACTTAGTACTTAGTACCACCGTCGTACGTACTCAGGATCTACAGGATCTAAATCTACGTACGTTTGGCGCCGCTAACGCGTCGCGCCGCATTTTCCGAAGAAAAAACCAAAAAGACAAAAAGGCGTCCCGTTATGCGACATCCGGTTCGATGGCGTCAGCTATACGCGATCGCCCGCGATTCACTGAAGGCGGATCCAACGCTCGACAACGTCGAATGGTCGGAGCGAATCAAGGATCGAATCGTCGCGTTAGGTTTGACGTATCCCGAACGACCCGACGCGATTCATTCCGCAATGCGGGCGGTCGAACACGTCGTCAAACGCGACCCGCCGCGAACGTCGCGACCTGCAACGACAGCCGCGCGACCGCCGCCGCCGTATTCGCAGGCGGAATCCGTCGCGTTCCTGGCGGCGTTGGGCGCGCGAATCCGATCGATTGGTTGATATGACGCGGGCGATCGCCTTTACCGTCGCAGGCAAACCCGAACCGAAGGGATCAACCCGCGGGTTTGTTCGTCGCCGACGCGACGGACAGTTCGTCGCCGACATCACGTCGGACAACGCGCGGTCGCGTTCCTGGCAGGACGCGATCGGTTGGGCGGCGAAGGCGGCGGCGCCGTCGGAACAACCGTCGACGGGTCCGATTACTTTGTCGATTTGGTTTTTCCTGCAACAACCTGGAAAGGCGGCGCGGTTGCCGACGAAAAAACCGGATTTAGACAAATTAATCCGTTGCGTGTTGGACGGATTAACGGGCGTCGTCTATCGCGACGATTCGCAGGTCGTAACCGTCGACGCGTACAAGCGGTACGGGTCGCCGCCGCGGGCGGAAATCATCGTCCGCGAATTGGAGTAACAACCGATGGGAAAAACGCGGGTATGCGGGAAACGTTGTCACACGGCGAAACGCGCCAAATGTTTGTGTTGGTGTGGCGGGTTGTTCCACGGCGCCGCGGGCGAAGACGCCCGACAAGCGTTCGCCGAATCGTTCGACCTGGACAAACTTCCGACAACCGAACGCGCGTTCGACGACCTGACGCGACAACCGCATTTGTTCGACGACGCGGGCGGCGATCGTTGGCGCCAGGCGATTCAAGCGGCGCGGGACACACGAACGTGATTACGACAACGTTGCAGTTGGCCGAAGCGATCGCCGCCGCCGTGTTCGCCGAATTTCCCGACCGCGACGCGGGCGCGCAGGCAGTGTTACGAACGCTGTTCGCGAACGACGCCTGGTTGTGTCGCTACTACGAATCCGAACGCGGGACGATCGACGTTCCATTACCGCCCGTGCAATTGGGTTTGCCGATCGTCGCGCCGCCAGGCGATCGGGTTGGCACGGTCGCCGAAACGAACTGGCGGGAACGACACGAACAGGGGGAATGATGGCAACGCCGAACGACGAACCGCGCGACGACGGAACCAACAACGATCCGGCGAACATTACCGAAGAACGGGCGGCGCGCCGATTTCATCAAATGCGACACATGGAAACCAACCTAGCGAAAATCGACAAACGCATCGCCGACGCGAAAGACAAATTGGCGCGATTGAAGGAACAACGCGAAGGACAAATCCAAGCGTTGTTGTCGGCGGCGCGCGACGAAGGCGATTTACCGCTGTTCGCGGATCTGGATTGATGGCGATTTCGAAACCGTGTCCGCGTCCGCATTGCGGGCGGTTGATTCCGCTCGGCGCGACGTACTGTCCGCGACACCAGGCGGAACGCGATCGGGCGTTGGACGCGCAACGCAAAAGCGCATCGGCGCGCGGGTACGACTGGCGTTGGGCGCAGTATTCGCAACGCTGGTTGCGTCGGTTTCCCTGGTGTGGACAACGACGCGACGGCAAGTTGTACGACGAACATTCCGCCTGCGTTCGTGCAGGGATGCAGGTTCGCGCCGCGATTACCGACCACATACGGTCGTTGCGCGACGGCGGCGCGATGTTCGATCCGGCGAATCATCAATCGCTATGCGTGTCCTGCAACACGCGGAAGGGTTAGGCGCGATCATGCGAACCTGGGATGAGTTAGTGTCCGACCTGGAAGACCTGGCGTACGAAATGCGGGAAAAGGCGGACGCCGAACCCGAACCGCAACCGCCCGATCCGCAACCGCCGAACGGCGACGTGATTACCGTTCCCGCGGGCGGCGATCTACAAGCGGCGATCAATGACGCGCCCGACGGCGCGATCCTGGAACTGGTCGGCGGCGCCGAATATGCGGGACGATTTAAAATCAAAAAACCCGTCACGATTCGAACGGGCGGCGTCGTCGTCGACGGACGGATTACGCCCGACGCGGCGCCCGCCCTGGCGTTACTGCCGGACGGGTTGCAGGTCATGCCGCGAACCTGCGACGTCGCGATCGCGTGTGTCGCCATCGGCGGGAAAAATCTAAACGACATCGTCATGGCAGGATCCGCCGACGGGACCGAATCGGATCCGCAAACGACGCCCGAACAACAACCCGACCGCGTCACGTTCGACCAGGTCATTATTCGCGGACACGCAACCGACGGCGCCAAACGTGGCATCGGCGCCAACTGCAAAAACCTGACGATTCGCCGGTCGTATATCGGCGACATTTTCCGCGCAGGTCAGGACACGCAAGCGATCTGCGGTTGGAACGGCGAAGGTCCGTTTTTGATCGAAGACAACACGCTAGAAGCGGCGGGCGAAAATATTATGTTCGGCGGATCAATGCCGTTGATCCCTGGATTGATTCCCGCCGACATCACGATCCGCGGCAACACGATCCGTAAACCGCTCGAATGGAAATCGAAAAACTACACGGTCAAAAACTTGATCGAATTTAAGGTCGGCAAACGGATCGCTATCACGGGGAATGTTCTGGAAAATTCGTGGGCGGCGGGACAGATGTACGCGTTGGTAATAACGCCCGTCAACGACGGTCCGTTACCCGAAGCAACCGTCAGTGATTACACGTTCGAGCGAAACACGGTAACGGGCGCGTCCTGCGGGTTCAATATTCTCGGGTTCGGACAGGAAGGTCCGACGGTCGCGTCGGCGCGCATCACGATCGTTGACAACTATTTCCAGATTTCGAAACGCGAAAACGGCGGACAGGGTTGGTTTATGCAGATCGGGAAAACGCCGATCGATCTACACGTTGAATACAACACGATTCAAATGGACGGGAATCAATACATTCAAGGGAACGCGCCCGCAGGCGTCCAAGGATTTCGGTTCGTCCGAAACATCGTCCAGAACATCGGCGCGTACGGGACGTCGTTGAACTGGAACGGAACCGACCAAAAGAACGGCGCCAACTGGCCGGATTACTTTCCTGGCGGCGCAATGTCGGATAACGCCTTCGCGGGCGACAATTCGACGTTCAAAAAAAATCTACCGAACAACCTGCACGTTGCGACCGCCGACGCCGCCGACCTGGTTGTCGACGGGTACGGCGTCGGCGCGTTTGAAGGCTATGGACGCCGACGCTAACGAACATGAAACGGTCGACGCCGCAAGTTCGGAACCCGTCGCCAGGCGGACACGCCGCCCGCGACGACGCCGCGGCGGTCGCCTGTTCGATCGTCAAAGGGATCCATCGTTGGGCGGACCCGTTCAACGATGGCGATACCTGCGCGTGTGGCGCGTTGTTCCTGTACGCGCATCCACGCGGATCGGCAGTGTTCGAAGTACACGACCAATGATTCCCGAACAACCGTTCGAAGTACCACGCCGCCGCCATCGAACCGCGTTCGACGCCTTCGACCCGAGCGGACACGTTCGTTGTCATTGGTTGGGAATCCCGACCGTCGACGAAGTTGACGACGTTCTGTCGCCGATGAAGGCGGACGCCGTGTTACAGATTTTGAAAGGCGAAGGAATTTATTACGGGTTGGGCGCCGAACAGGAACCGACGCCCGACCAGGATTCGATCAACGCGCGCCGCGGGCGCCGCCAGGCGATCGGGAAACATTTCGCCGCGACGTTCGCGCGAATGTCGAAAGGTGGGGGATATGACCCGCGATGAATTTCTACAACGTCGGGCGATCATGCATCACGAACGAACGGTCGGCGTCACGCGTTGTCCGTCAGGCGGCGCCTTAACCGATAGTGCAACGTTCGGTAATCGTTGCGGCGTCCGTCGACCGAAGGCGGTTCGCCGACAGGCGGCGATGGTAGCGGCGCGCATTACCGCCCATCCACGGGACGAAGGCGGCGAACCTGTTCCTGTTCATAACGCGCCGCCCTGGACAACACGTCGCAGTTGATTTGCCGAACTGAGAACCGCGGCGATCGCGGATCGCGAAAATCCTGTATGCAGAAAACCGGGGGGATCGAAAATGTTCACTCGCGATGACATGTCCAAACCGGCGCGGGCGGGTCGCGCGTGCGATCGCGCCTTTTCGGGTCGGGTTTAGGTCGATCGAACCAGGTTTCTGTATGCAGGCGAACACGGCGCCCGCGGCGGTCGGCAACGTCACAACCCGACCATACCACGGGCGCCAGGACGCGACGGCGGGTCGATCCGACGTCAGGTCGGGAACGTCAGGGAATCGTCGACGGGTCGTCGACGGGCGCGCCCTGGTCGGGCGCCTGGTTGTTGTCGGGTCCGTCGTCGGTCGCGACGATTTCGCCGCCCTGTTCGATAAGGCGCGTCAGGTCGTCGTCAATCCGTTCGGTCGGCAACGACGCCAACAGGGTTTGCAGGTCGGCGATTTCGCGTTCGACGATCGCGCGGGTTAATGGCGCGTTGCGTTGTTGCCATCGCCAACCATGCGCGCCGCAACGTTCGTCCTGTTTGCGAACGACGTGTCCGCCGACGACCGCGCCGCCGCAATGGATACAAACGCGCCGCGGGCGACCCGCCTTCGTCGCGTTGCGTTTGCGGGCGGCGTGTTGTTTCGGCGTCTTCGCGCGACCGCCGCGGCGACCGAGCAGAACCGCGGATCGATTTTTTCGTTTTGCCATAAAGGAAACAGATCGGCGGCGACCGAACGCGGACGGTCAAAACGACGGGATCGGGGAATCAAGCCGATCGCGCCGCCGCCGCCGAACCGCTCCGATTCTAGCAGGTTGATTATGCGCGGTACCAAACCGATGTCGACGGCGCGTCGCCGTCTAACAGGGAACGCAGGTCGGCGAACCATCAACGCGCAGGAACCCGAACCGCCGCCGACCGATCTACGAACGGTTCCGCGGGAACTGGTCGGCAACGCCGAAGCGGTTCGCGAATGGAAACGCCTGGCGCCGATGCTACAAACGATCCGACAAGTAACCGAAGCGGATCGCGCCGCGTTGATCGCCTTGTGCGTTGAATGGTCGCGATACCTGGAAGCTGGAAAACATGCGCGCCCGCGAATCCTGACGGCGTCGCGATCGGGTTACAAAATGCCGAATCCCTGGTTAGCGATCCAACGCCAGGCGTTAGCGGCGTGTTTGAAGTTATGGCCGGAACTAGGGTTGACGCCGTCGGCGCGGTCGCGCGTGAAAATGTCCGACGGACCGTCGGCGCCTGGCGGCGATTCGTTTTCCGAATTTGACGACGCGCCGACGACCGCGCATTGACGACCAGGGGGAACGATGCATCGGCAGATCGCATGTAAGGCGTGTGGCGTTCGTTGCGCGCAACATCGCGGATTGTGTCGGCGTTGCGAAAACGATGGCGTTCCGTTCCCGAATCCGCCGCGACCGCCGAAACGCGAACCGCGACGCGCCGACCTGCGACCAGGCGAACGACCCGTCGTCGTCGTCGACGGAATCGAATACGAAATCGTGTTCCCGTAGACACGCGGAAACGGAATCAAGGCGGGTACTCGGTTGCACGCGATCGACGCGTACGCGCGGTCGGTCGTTTCGGGACAGGTCGCCGCGGGTCGGTATCACGTCTTATCGTGTGCGCGCCACGAACGCGACCGCGCGACGAAGGTATCGTCCGCGTTCCCGTATCGGTTCGACATCGAACGGGCGGAACGATTTTTCCGCTTCGCCGAACGCCTGAAACACTACAAAGGCGAATGGTCCGGTCAACGGATCCATTTGCAACCCTACCAACGATTCCGCCTGGGATCGATTTTCGGTTGGATCCATGTCGACACGGGATTACGACGGTTCCGAACCGCCTACAACGAAATCCCGCGGAAGAACGGGAAATCGCTCGAAGCGGCGATCGTCGCGTTGTACGTGTCGTTCTTCGACGGCGAACCAGGCGCGGAAGGGTACTGCCTGGCGACGAAACGCGACCAGGCGAAGATTGTTTTTAACGATTGCAAACGGTTGGTGTTGGCGTCCGCCGAACTGCGGTCGCGAATTACCGTCCTGGTCGCGAACCTGCATCGCGATTCGTCGGCGTCGAAGCTGGAACCGCTCGGCGCCGACCGCGATTCGACCGACGGATTGAACCCGAACCTAATCATTAACGACGAATACCACGCGCAAAAGGATCGCGGAATGCTCGACGTGATGGAAACCGCGACGGGCGCCCGCCAACAACCGCTCAATTTTCAAATCACAACCGCGGGAAACGATCCGTTTACGCCCTGCGGCGACCAACACGATTACGCCTGCAAAATCCTGGATCGCGTCCTGGTCGACGATACGTTCTTCGCGTTCATTGCACACGCCGACATTGACGACGATTGGACCGACGAACGGACCTGGCGAAAGGCGAATCCGAACTATGGTGTGTCGGTCAAACCTGACGATTTACGCGCATTGGCGACGAAGGCGATCGCGATGCCTGCCGCCGCCGCCGCGTTCAAACAAAAGCGGTTGGATATTTGGGTCAACACGTCGGCGCCCTGGTTGTCGTTGGAAGGTTGGCGCCGCGGTCAATCGGTTTGGTCGCCGGACGATCTAAGCGGCGAACCGTGTTGGATCGGGATCGACATGTCGTCGAAAATCGATCTAACCGCGGTCGTCGCCGCGTTCCCGCCCAACGGAACGCGAACCCGTTGGCGGTTGATCCCGTGGGTTTTGACGCCCGCCGATACCGTCGTCGTTCGCGCCCATCGCGACCGCGCGCCGTATCCTGTCTGGATTGAACGCGGGTTCCTGCGAACGAATCCCGGAAACCAGATCGACCAGGACGTCGTACGCGACATCGTCCGCGCCGCCGCCGACAAATACGACGTCCAACAGATCGGGATCGATCCGTGGAACGCAGGCAACCTAATGAAGCAATTGTCCGACGACGGATTCGCGGTCGTCGACATCCCGCAAACGTTCCAACAAATGTCGCAACCGTCGAAGGCGTTCGAAGCGGACGTCTTGGACGGACAGATCGACGCGGGCGGGAACGATCTAATGACCTGGTCGATTGCGAACGCGGTTGTACAGACGGACAATAAAGAAAACATTTACCCGATCAAAAAGAAATCGCGTGGTCGGATCGATCCCGTAATCGCCGCGTTACTGGCGCGCAAGTTGGCAACGCTCGAAGAACCCGCCGACCCGCCGCCGCAGTACCAAATCTTCGTGGTAGGGGGATCCAAATGACGCGCCCGCCTGGTCGCCCGCCGATCGCCGACAAGGACGAATCGATCCCGGTTACGGTTCGCGTGTCGTCGACGCAATACGACAAAATGTTCGCCGCCGCCGAACGCGATCGCGTGTCGATCGCGGAATGGATCCGCCGCCGTACTCGAGCGGAATCCGAAAATTCTGAGCGTTCCAAATAAGTAGGTTTTGTACTCAAAAATAGGCGAACGGTTGACGTCGCGCGATCCTGCGCGCCGTGAATCGCGCCTATTCGATCCTGACGATCAAGGCGGTCGACGCCGACCGCCGCTATATCGCCGGGATCGCGACGACGCCCGAACCCGATCGACACGGCGACATCGTCGACGCCGACGGCGTCACGTTCCGTAATCCGCTACCGCTGTTACTCCATCACGACAAAACCCAACCCGTCGGGCGCGCCACGTTGAAGACGGCGACCGCCGACGGAATCCCGTTCGAAGCATTGCTACCGACCGTCGCCGACCCTGGAAAGGTTCGCGACCGCGTCGACGAAGCCTGGCATTCGATCAAGGCGGGTTTGTTGATGGGAATTTCGATCGGGTTCCGCGTCGTTAATGACGCCGTCGAACAATTGAAATCGGGCGGGTTGCGATTCCGACAGATCGAAGTGTTAGAAGTGTCGCTAGTCGCGATCCCTGCGAATGTCGCTGCGTCAATACACGTCGTTAAAGCGTTAGACCAATCGGACGCGTCCGTCCATAACCGACCCGCCGTCGCGGGACCGTCACGGGGGAATCATCCCATGACGACAACCGAACAGATCACGCAATGGAGTAATACCCGCGCGCCGCTAGTAACCCGCATGTCGGAATTGATGGCGAAGGCGGCGGAAACGGGCGCGACGTTGAACGAAGACGACGCGAAGGAATACGACGCGCTAGACGTCAAGGTCAAAGGGATCGACGACCATTTGTCGCGCCTGCGGACCTTGGAACAATCCAACATCGCCGCGGCAACGCCGATCACGACAACCAACCGCCAGGCGGACGCGTCCGCGCAACGCGGCGGGAATATCGTATCGGTTCGCCCGACGGTACCGAAGGGAACCGCGTTCGTTCGATCGGCGATGGCGCTATTGCGCGCCCGCGGCGATTCGATGCGCGCCTTGGAGTACGCCAAGGCGTGGAAGGATTCGACGCCCGAAGTTGAATGGATGATCAAGGCGGCGGTCGCGCCAGGCGATACCGTAAATCCTTCGTGGGCGGGCGTCCTGGTGCAAATCCAAAACGCGACGAACGAATTTTTGGAATTGCTTCGACCCGCGACGATCATCGGCAAAATCCCGAATCTTCGACAGGTTCCATTCAATACGCAAGTTCCGTTGCAAACGGGCGGCGGAACGTACGGGTGGGTCGGTCAAGGCGCGCCGAAACCCGTTACCAAAATGGCGTTGACGACAACCGCGATTCAATTTTCGAAAGCGGCGGGAATCATCGTCATTACCGACGAATTGGCGAAACTGTCGTCGCCGTCGGCGGAAGACATCGTCCGCAAGGAAATGATCGCGGGGATCGCGCAGTTCCTTGACGTGCAGTTCATTGATCCCGCGGTCGCGGTCGTTGCGAACGTGTCGCCTGCGTCGATTACAAACGGCGCCGCGACCGCGGCATCGTCCGACGATCCGTCGGCGGATTTGGGCGCGCTACTGTCGCATTTCGCCGCGGCGGGTTATCCGCTCGGAACCGTCACGTTGATCATGAACGAAACCAACGCCCTAGCAATGGGAATGTTGCGCGACGCGCAGGGAAACAAAGTGTTTCCAAACATGGGCGTTGCGGGCGGAACCGCGGAAGGGTTCAACGTCGTTGCATCGAACGCCGCGGGAACCAACGTGATCGCGTTGTCTGGTCCCGACATTCTGTTCGCGGACGAAGGCGGGATCGCGATCGACGTGTCGCGCGAAGCGTCGTTGCAAATGGCGGACAACCCGATGAATCCCGCCGATGCAACGACCGTGTTTACGTCGCTGTGGCAAAACAACCTGGTCGGGTTGCGCGCCGAACGCATGATCAACTGGCAACGGGCGCGAACTGCGGCGGTGAAGTACCTAACCGACGCCGTTTATCCGTTCGCAGGCGGCGCGCTACTCGGCGCGGCGGCGGGTTCGGGTTCCGCGGCGCGGACGGCAACGCCGCCGCCGACGCCGAAGAAATAGATCAACGTGCGAATCTTCGGATTCGATATTACGCGGGCGACCGTACGCCAACCCTTGAACCCGTTAGCAGGACGACGGGGATCGGGCGGTTGGTTTCCGGTCGTCCGCGAACCGTACACGGGCGCCTGGCAGAAAAACGACGAAATCGGGTCGGACACGGCGTTGTCGTACTTCGCCGTGTTCGCCTGCGTCACGTTGATCGCGTCCGACATCGCGAAGAACGGGTTACGCCTGGTTGCCGAAGACGCGAACGGGATCTGGTCGCCCGTCGACGTTCCCGCCTTTTCGCCGGTTCTCCGCAAACCGAACCGCTATCAAACGCGGATCAAGTTCGTCGAACAATGGCTAACGTCGAAGCTGGTACACGGGAACACGTACGTGTTGAAACAACGCGACGCCCGCGGCGTTGTTATCGCGTTGTACGTGTTGGATCCGTGTCGCGTTGTTCCCTTGGTCGCGCCTGACGGCGCCGTCTACTACGAACTACGCCGCGACAACCTGTCGAACCTGGACGGCGAATCGATCACGGTTCCCGCCCGCGAAATCATTCACGACCCGATGGTGTGTTTGTTCCATCCGTTGATCGGCGTCACGCCGATCTACGCCTGCGGGTCGGCGGCGGCGCAGGGTTTGAAAATTCAGGAAAACTCGACGACGTTTTTTGCGAACGGGTCGCAACCTGGCGGCGTCCTGACGGCGCCAGGACAGATCGGCGACGACGCCGCGAAACGCGTTAAAGACTACTGGGACGAAAACTTCGGCGGCGCGAACAATGTTGGCAAGGTTGCGGTACTCGGCGACGGATTGAAATACGAACCAATGTCGGTCAACGCGACCGACGCGCAGTTGATCGACCAGTTGAAATGGACGGCGGAAACCGTGTGTTCGTGCTACCACGTTCCGTCGTACATGGTCGGCGTCGGTCCGCCGCCGAACTACAACAACATCGAAGCGTTGAATCAACAGTACTACTCGCAATGTTTGCAGGCGTTGATCGAAAACTTCGAATTGTCGCTCGACGAAGGGTTGGAACTGCCGAAACCCTACGGGACCGAATTTGATCTAAACGACCTGCTACGCATGGACACGCCGACGAAGACGAAGGCGGCGGCGGACGGCGTCGGGTCGGGTTGCCTGTCGCCGAACGAAGCACGAAAACGCTACTTCGACCTTGGACCCGTCGCAGGCGGCGACACGCCGTATTTACAACAGCAAAACTATTCGCTCGAAGCGTTGGGCGCGCGTGACGCCGACGATCCGTTCGCGAAACCGACGCCGCCGCCCGCGGCGATTACGGACGGCGCCGACGACAACGAAGACGACGACGCGACCGACGACGACATGGTCGCGCGCCTGTATTACCTGACGAACCAAAAATCCATCGCGGAAGGGTTGTATGACGCCTGACGCCATCGCCGACGTCGTCGTCGGAACGGTCAAACGGTCGATCGCGCCTGTCCTGGCGCGGATGGCGACGACCGACGCCGCCATCGCCGCGATCGGCGAACGGTTGGGCGCTGTCGAATCGCGCGCCGCGGTTCCGGGTCCGCCTGGCGAACGCGGCGAACGCGGCGAACCAGGCGCCGACGGATTAGGGATCGACGACGTGTCGGTCGATTTCGACGGCGAACGAACGTTGTCGTTGCGGTTCGCCCGCGGCGGCGTCGCGAAGACGTTTCCGATCGTGTTGCCGTTGATGCGTTACCAGGGCGCCTATTGCGAAGGCGTCGCGTACGTTGTCGGCGACATCGTCACGCATGGCGGAAACGCCTGGCATTGCAACAAACCGACGACGTTTCGACCTGGCAACGACATCAACGCCTGGCGGTTGATGGTGCGGAAGGGTCGCGACGCGAAAACGAACGGGAACGGCGGCGCGTAATGGCGGTTCTTACACTCGCCGACGCGAAGACGCATCTTCGGATTACCGACAACGATCACGATTCCGACGTGACGCAAAAACTGCAACAGGCGTCCGCGATCGTCGTCGATTTCGTGTTGTCGGGTCGAACGCGTTGGACGGATCCCGGAACGCCCGCCGACGATCCGATCGTGCAGTCGGCGATCCTGGACGTCCTAACCGGCCTGTACGAACATCGCGGCGACGATTACGGCGTCGACGCGCCCGACGAAGAACTATGGAACGCGATTACGCGGCGCCTGGCGCGCCTGCGCGATCCCGCAATCGCGTGACGTTATGGCGCCCGTCGGGACATACCGCCATCGCGTGTCGCTGGAGAACCCGACGGGAAACGTTCCCGACGGCGACGGCGGATTTACGAACGGGTACGCGCCGCTAGATCCGCCTGTCGTCGACGCGTCGATCCAAGCGGCGTCGGCGCGCGACCTGGAACGCGTTACCGCGGGAACCGTACTCGCGACCGCGACGCATTTGGTTCGTATGCGATTTCACCCTGGCGTTACCGTGCTGACGCGGTTGACGTTCAAAGGTCGCGTCTTCGAAGTGCAATCGGTTCAGAACGTCGACGAACGCGACATCGCGTTGATCCTGATTTGCGCGGAAATTTTGGATAACGGCGAACCGTCGAAGACGGCGCGCCCGCTAACGCCGCCGTCGATCGGGTCGACGCCGAATTGGTCGTAACCGATGGCGACAACGTTTCGGATCGACGGGTTGGCGGAACTAAAGGCGGAAATGCGCGACCTGCCGGAAGCGTTGCGCGACGCCGCGGTCGCCATCATTGACGGAACCGCGGACGCCGCCGCCGAAGACATTCGGAACGCGTATCCCGAAGGCGAAACCGGCAACCTGAAAAAAGGCGTTCGCGTCCGCCAACAGGTTCAACCGTCGCCGTTCGGATATTCGGTCGCCGTGATTAGCGCCGCGCAACACGCGAACATTTTCGAATACGGCGCCGCGACGCGGAAAACCAATAAGGGTTGGAATCGCGGATCGATGCCTGCGGGGAACGTGTTTATTCCGCGTATGGCGAAACATCGGCGCCGTATGTGGGAACGGTTCCGCGTGTTGTTGGAACAGGCGGGATTACGGGTTACGGACGATGGCGGATCCTAGCGACGTTGACGCGGCGATTTGTGCGCGCCTGGGGAACGACGCGGCGTTACTCGCGATCGTACCGAATGGCGTTTGGTACGCCATCGCGCCGCCAGGGTCGCAAAAGTTCGTAACCGTCACTAGGCAGTTCAACGAAGACGTTGATCAATTCGGCGATCGCGCCTGGGAACGATTCCAGTACGCGGTCAAGGCGGTAACGCTCGGAACGTCGGGCGTCGACGCGAAGGCGGCGGCGGCGCGGATCGACGAACTGTTACATGACGCCGTCGACCTGGTCGTCGTCGGGTATCACACCATGCGTTGCAGGCGGATCGCTCCAATCCGGTTTCCCGAAGTGGAAGAACAATCCGACACGCAATGGCAACATCGCGGCGGCGAATACGAATTGTGGATGCAACCGATCACGTCGCCTAAGTAGCGAAGGGGGAAACGATGCGCGTTCATGGTTACAAAGGACAGGTCAAGCTGGATCCCGCGGGCGGGACGGGAACGTCCGCGGTCGCCGTCGCGTCGTTAAACGCCTGGTCGCTAGACATGGCGCGCGACAAGGTCGACGTTACCGCGTTCGGCGACGTCAACAAGCAATACGTTCAAGGGTTGATGGATTTGAAGGGAACGATCGGCGGTTGGTGGGATTCGGCGGCGTCCGGTCCAATCTTCGACGCCGCGGAAGGCGATACGCCCGTCTGGTTGGATTTGATCCCGACGACCCTGGAACCGACGTTCCTTTGGTCCGGCCTGGCGTATCTGGACGCATCGATCAACGTGTCGTCAACGGGCGCCGTGTCGATTTCGTCCAACTTCGTCGCCGCGGGACCGTGGGCGCGCGAACCCGTCACGCCGCTAGCGTCGCGCGTTGCGGCGTAGTTCGTGGCGGAAATTAGCGGCGTCGTCGCGCGGATCGAATGGTCGTACTACGTCGCCGCCGCCGTCAACGGGTACAAGGTCGCCCGCGACCCGTTGTCGCGTCAATGGTGGGTTACGGGAAACCTGGTCGACGTTGACGCGTTCAAGGTCGCGCAACGTCCGTTGTTCTTCGTCGCGCCGCATGCGGGCGGATCGTGGCGTTGGCCGATCGTCGGCAACGTTCCGCCCGTCCGCGGACCCTTCGCCGCGAAGTTGGGTCAACCCTTTGAAATAGGAAAACCGAATGTCCTGGTTCGTTAAACCCGAAGAAACACGGATCGACCTGTCGGGCGGTCAATGGTTGCAGGTTCGAAAGTATTTGACGGCGGGCGAAACGCGCCGCCAGTTCCGCCGCATGGCGCGCATCGGCGCGAACGGTCGCGAAGAAATCGATCCGTTGCGCGTCGAATTGTCGCGGGCGGTTGCGTATCTGCTCGAATGGTCGTTGACCGACGACAACGGGAAACACTTGTCGTTGCGCGGCCTGGCCGACGACCAGATCGAATCGTACCTAGAACAATTGTTCCCGGAAAAACTCGGCGAAATCCTGGCGGCGATCGAACGCCACGAAGACGCGGGCGACGCGGAAAAAAAAATCCTAAATGGCGTTCCGACGTCGTCGCCGACCTTGCAATCGCCCGACATTTCGGTTGGCGGTACGAATGGGTCGGTCAACTAGATCGTGATGTTTACCGCGTGATTGTCGACGAACTGTCGCGCCAGGAAACAGATCCGCAATGGCCTTAAAGGGAACGCTTACCGCGGATTTCGAATCCTTTTACGCCGCCGTCACAAAGGCGAAGGTTCAACTTGAAGGATTCGAATCGGGCGCCAACAAAGTAGAAGACCGTCTAAACCGCGCGACCAACGCGTTTCAGGGAAACCGGATCGCGTCGCAGGCAACGATCGCCGTCGAAGCGATGAATCGGATCGGCGGCGCCGCGAAGCTAACCGACGACGAACAGGCAAAGGTCAACAAAACCCTAAACGAAGCGATCGAAAAGTATCAGCGGTTGGGAAAGGTTGCGCCTGACGCCTGGTTAGAAGCGGAACGGGCGACGCGCAAAGCGGACGAAGAAACCAAAAAAATTCCGTCTAGCCTGGACAAAATCGCGTCGTCGCTGAAAGGGATCGCCGGAACGATCGGCCTGGCGTTTACCGCCGACGCGTTGATCGGGTTCGTCGGCGGCGTGTTCTCCGCGGCGGGACAGATCAACGACCTGTCGGACAAACTCGGCATTTCTGCCGAAGCGGTCCAAAAGTTCAAGTACGCCGCCGACCAATCGGGCGCGTCGATCGAAACCGTCGATCGGGCGTTGTTCGAAATGAACAAACGTCTAGGCGACGGCGACAAATCGACAATTGCAATGCTCGATTTGATCGGCGTGAAATTCGACGAAGTTCGGGAAATGAATCCCGAACAGGCGTTCGTCGAAATCGCCGAAGCGGTTCGCCGGATCGAAGACCCGATGCTACAGGCAAAGGTCGCAACCGAACTGTTCGGAAAGGCGGGCGCCGAACTGTTACCGGCGATCAAGGCGGGGATCAAGGAAGTTGGCGACCAGGCGTCGACGATGTCGAACGACACGATCAAGGCGTTGGCGGACGCCGAAGACGCCTGGGGTCGCCTTAAAGACAAGGTCGTAATCGTCACCGGAACGATCATCGGCACAACCCTAAACGCGATCCAAATGATCACGTCGGGTTGGAAAGAGTTTTTTACCTTCGTCGAACAGGCGATCAAAATCGGACCCGCCGCCGCCGCGGTCGCGATGTCGAATCTACAGGCGATCCGAAACGACATGGCGCGCATGGAAGGCGAAGAACAGGAACGCGCCGAACGGCGAAAAAAATCGACGAGCGAATTTGTCGAAGATGCGGAGAACCGCGCGAAGGCGTTGGAGTACGAAGCGCAACAGGCGCAAGCGGCGGCGGGTCGCATCGCGAACGCGCATCAACAAATTTTCGGCCTGGACAAAATTTCCGCCGCTAACGATCTGGTCGCCGCGATCGGCGACCTGTCGCGCGTGTCAATGATCCTGCCGGAACAACAGCAAAAAATAAACACGGCGATGTCGTCGGCGATCCAAGTGTACGGACAGTTCGGACAAACGGCGCCGCAAGCAATGTCCGATACGTACTGGGCGACGTTGAAAATTCCGCCCGTCGTTTCCGGGTTGGGCGAGGAGTTTACGAAGGCGGGAACGATCGTCCAAGCGCAAAGTAATTTGATTGTCGATGCGGCGGCGAAGGCGGAAGCGGCGTGGATGAAAGCCTGGCAAGCGGAACAGGATTACATGTTCGCGTTGAACGAAGAAAACGCCAAAATTCCCGAAAAAACCGAAAAGACAAAAAAGGCGGCGGACGCGAATAAAGAACTGGCGGCGTCGTACGAACTGGTGACGCGGTCGGCGTCCGATTACCTTCAACTGGCGGCGCAGGCGGAACTGGACGCAACGCGCAACCTGCAACGCGGCGGAATCGCCGCGCAATACGGGATGTTCCAAACCCAACAGGCGCGCGAATATCGATCGCAGGCGGGATACCAATCGTTCTACGAAAATCAAATCGCGTCCGCAATGGGCGGCGGCGCCGCCTGGGGAAATCGCACGCTAACGGTCAACGTCAACGGAACGACCGCCGACGATCGCCGCGACGGGCGAACGATTAGTCAACAGTTGGTCGGCGAAATGAAATCCAACGGGATCCGGTTCTGAGCAATGGCGGTACTCCAACAGGCGCGGTTAAACACGTTCCGCCTGAACGCGTCGCGATTGAACTATTACCGCGCCGTCTATCGCGTCGAAATCAATGGCGTTGTTCGCAACCTGCGGATCGCCAACGCGACCATTTCGCAGCAACTAAATCATTTGCCCGATACGGCGTCGTTTCGCGTGTCGGGTTTTACGCCCGTCGCCGGTCAACGGATCGACGTGTGGGTCGGACAACGTTCGCCTGATATGCAATTGTTCGGTGGGCGGATCCTGCAAACAACCGCCGTCTATGAAGGCGAACGACCCGCGTTGGTCGCCTACGACATCGCCTGCATCGATCCGACCTGGTTGCTAGATCGGAAAAAGGTCATTTGGACATACACGGGTTTTTCCGCGACCGCGATCGTGTTGTCGATCGTGTCGGGATTTACCCGCGGCGTCACAACCAACAACGTCGCCGCCAACCTGCCGGTCGTTGACGAAATCCAATTCACGAACGAAACCGTATCGGACGCGTTGTCGCGCATCGCCGATCGCATCGGCGGATATTGGTACGTCGACTATTCCGGCGACCTGCATTTCTTTTTAGATGAAGGGTTGACGGCGGCGCCGATTACGCAGGCGCAACCACGCGGTTCGCGCCGTCATAGCCTGGCGGAAGATTTGTCGCAGGTCGCGACGCGAATTGTTGGTCGCGGCGGCGGCGCGAACGCAATGGCCGATGTCGCCGTCGGCGGAACGTCGATTCCAGTCGACGAATCGGTTTGGTACAACGCCGCGGGCGGGTTGGTCGAAGTTGGAACGCAGGTCGTTTCCTATACGGGCGTCGCAGGCGCCGCGGAAGGCGGCGGAAATACCGGGATCGTGGGTCCGCCCGCGGCGGCGCCGATCGCGGTCGCGGCGACAGGCGGACCAATGCCGATCGGAACCTATCAGGTTGGCTATACCTGGATTACGAACACGGGCGAAACGAATTTAGGTCCGACGAAGGCGGTAACGCTCACGTCGGCGGGATCGCTCACGGCGATCATGTGCGATCCGTTACCCGCGGCGCCCGATCCCGCGGTTAAAAAAATCGGCGTCTACTGCTCGACGACAAACGGCGCGGTCGGAACCTGTCGCCTGGTCGCCGAATACGATCCCTATGTTCAAACCTGGGTTTTGATTAACGCGGTTCCTGCGGGAACCCAACGCCTACCGCCTGCGGCAAACGCGGCGGGCGGGAGTACGGTTCCGATTCCCGCGGGCGCAACGTCAATGCCGATCGACGAACTAACGCCGTTCCTGACGTCGGGTTGGGCGGTCGCGCCAGGGAACCAGGTATTTCGCTACACGGGGAAATCCGCGGCGTCGGGACCAGGATCGCTAACCGGGATTCCCGCGAGCGGACCCGGATCGATCACGGCGCCGATCCGCGCAGGAACCGTAAAGAACGTCGCGCATTTGATCGGCATTCCCGCAAGCGGCGGCGGGTCGATTTTCTTCGCGATCAAAACTGGCGCCGCCGTCAATATTCGCCTGGAAGTGTACGACGCGACCGCGGCGCAAGCGATGGCGAACCGCCTAAACATAACGCCCGTCGTCGAAGCGGACGGCGAATTTGTCACGTTCGTTGACGACGGACGGTACGCCCTGGCGGAACTGCAATTCGTGATTAACGCGTATATCCGCGATCGGAAAACGCCACAACAAACCGTCACGTTCGAATCGCGCGACGACACGTTGAAGATTGGACGAACCGTCGCGATCAACCTGGCGACGCCCGCGATCGTCGGGACGTACCGGATTACGTCGATTCAATTCTCGGAAATTGCGATCGGCGGCGGCGCGGCGCCGATACGACCGCTGCGAACGATTACCGCGAGTAACAAACTGTATTCGTTCTCCGATCTATTGCGGCGGGTTCGCGCCTGAAGGGAACGCAATGGCGATCGATCGAACATGGTGGAACAACCTGGTTGACGACGACGGGTCCGGCAACGTCGGAACCGTGTGGAACAAAAACACGATCAAGGGTTTGTTAGACGCGATCGATGGGATGCAGGGTTACGGATTGTGGACGCCGACGCTAAACGGATCGGGCGGCGGAACGCCGACGTACGCGTCGCGCGCAGGCGTCTATCAGCGGAACAACAACAGCATCATACTCGGCGGACGCCTGACGTTATCAAGCAAGGGATCGTTAGCGGGCGCCGTGTCGATTGGCGGATTTCCCGCGGCATCGGCGGCGGCGGCGGCGCAGGGCGGATTTGTCGTCGGGTACGTCGCCAACCTAGCGGTCAACGTCGCATCGCTCGGCGGGTACATTCCGAACGGGTCGACGTTCGCGCAATTAGTGTCCGTCGCGGCGGCGGGCGGGTCGTCAACGGGCGCGCTAGACGCGTCGCAAATCGGCGTCAATTTCGATCTAATTTTCGGCGCCGTCTACGCAATGTAAAGGGGGAACGATGGCGATCATTATGGCGGGGAAACAATTCACCGCCGATCAAATTCAACAAACCGCGGGCGACCTGGCGTCGTTGATTCGCGACGCGATCCAACGCGGCGACGCGTTCCGTATTCAATTGGAAACCTGGCAGGACGCCGATCTAATCGTGCTCGGGTTGACGCAGGACGAAATCAACGCGGTCAAGGGATTTTTTATCGGCGACCTGCCAGCGTTAAAAGATGCGTTGGTCGCGTCGACCTGGATCAAGCAATTGATCGGAACGGGCGTCTAATAACCGCGTGTCCGCGAAAGGGGGGATCAACATGCAACGCGTACGGGTCGCGTTGATCGTCGGGTTGGCGTTGGCGGCGGCGGCGTGTACGAAGGTGTACACGGATCGCGAAGGGTCGTCGCCGACGGCGCCAGGTCGCGTCGGCGATTACCTAATCGAATATCGGGTACAGGGAACCGCTATCAGTACGACGATCCGCTATGCCGATTCGGATAACGGTATGACGCAGGTTGTAACCGGCCTACCGTGGTCGGTTCGCGTGCGAAGCAACCAAGCGGTTTTGCTGGTATCGCTCGAAGTAACGCCGCAATCGTTTTCGTCGTTGTCGCCGCCGTTCCTGGTCGCGCAAATTTACCTGGACGGCGTGTTGTTGCGCGAAGCGTCGGCGACGACGTTTCTACAACCGTTAAGCGTGTCGGCGACCGTTCGCCGCTAAAGGGGGAAACGATGCCGGTACAACTGCACGCGTTGATCGGGTTCCTGGTACACGCGTTGTTCGTTTGGGCGGTATTGCAATTTATCGAAACGCAATGGCCGACGCTGCATCGGATGATTCGCGCGTTGATTATTTCGGCGGTCGTCGCGTTCCTAATCGCCGTCCTGCACGGGTGGGTTTGCGGTTGGTTGTGTCGTTGACCTGAACAGGTTGGGCGGCGGCGCAACCGCGGCGAAAAAAAGAAACCGTCGGCGACGAACGGTCGAACATGCTGGGAAGGGTTCCAATCGTTCGCGCCGCCGCCCATCAACGAAACCCGCCCGCCGACGCGCCAGGCGCCGCCAGGAACGACGATCGGCGACCTGGTCGGACCTTAACGCCCGCCGACAGGGTCCGCCGTCAACGTCCAACTACTAGCCAACTTTTAGCCAACTTTTGACCTAAAAAACAGGGTAAAACCAAGGAAATCCACGCATACCGAACGGGCGCGATCGGCGCGCGTTTTTTGCGAATTTCCTAACGATTTCCTGAATGTTTTGGGGAAAACTGACGCGGAAGGCGGCGGCGGCGGGCGCTAGACGGGTCGTCTTGCCAGGACGACCCGTCTGTCGCTAACTAACTGACTAACGCCAACTTACGGTCGCGGCCAACTTTAGCGGCCAACTTTTTGTCCCTAGTTGTTCCGCGACGCCGCGCCGCCTTCGGCGCCGCCGCCGACATCGCCGCCGACAACGCCGCCGATACGTCGATGGCGACCGCGTTGTCGACGTCTTCGTGCGCGACCTTGGTATAGCGCGACGGTAGCGGCGACCCTTCCGCGTGCAACCCGAACCGCCCGACCGTGTCGGTATCCTTCGTGGTTCGGTAAATCTGCGTTAGGAACGAATGGCGGGCGTCGTACAGCACGATCGACGTCGGGTCGATGTCAACCTTCCGGCAACCCGCCTTAAACGCCTGATTGACGGTTTCGGTTCGGAATTTCCCGTAGGCGTTCGCCTGGTGAAACGTGACGAACGCGGCGGACCCTTGTTCGGTCAACGGGACTAGGCGCGATTCGACGCCGCCGCCCTTTTTCCGCCGCGGCGCTAGAACGTGTGTCGGCGCCGTCGGGTTCGGGCGCAGGTCCGACGATTTGATTTCCTTCAGGATCGCGGGCGGTAATCCGGTAAAGGCGACCACGCGGGCGCGAATCTTCGCCAGGCTAGGTTTTCCCGTCGAACAACGCGTATCAAACATCGCGTCGATCGCCCGCGCGATCAATGCCATATCCCGCCCGCGTGGTTCCGCCTTCGGCGTTCCGGGATGGAACGACCCGCGAACAGGATTCCCGCGTTTCGGATCGCGGTAGTAGAAAAACGCGCGCAACGCGGTTCGATGATTGATGACGGTTCCTGGCGCTAGGCGCGCGTTTAGGTCGTTCAGGCGGGCGTTGACGTCGTCGGTTGTGATGGTGTGCCGATGGCGGTCGGCGCCCAATGCCCGAACCCATGCGCGCAGGACGCCGCCGATTTTGCGGATCGACGGAATCGACGACCGTTGCGACAGGTACCGATCCACGTCGGCGCCGAACCCGTCGCCGGTCGCCGTCATGGTGCCGTTCGCCGCCTTCGTGTCGTCGCGCCATTTACGGATCGCGGCGACGTCTTCGGGCGTGACAGGTTTCGGAAACGTCTTCGTGTAGAGTTTTTTGTTGACCCGGATAAACGCTTCAATGCTGGTGTCGTTCTTCGGGCGGGTTCCCTTGATCCGCGTTATACGTGGCATGGTCGTTAGTTCCTTTCCTGGATGGCGCGACAGGGCGCGCAGGTCACGCAAGCGGCGTTCGTCGTTCGGAACGCCGCGACGTCGACGTGATGGCGATGCGCGCCGCATAGCGGCGATTCGTCGGCGGCGACGCCCGACCAGGCGCGAATCGCGTGGACAGGTCGCGCCGCTAACCAGGCGTTACACTCGCGACAATTGACGGCGGCGCGGTCGACGGTCAACGTTGCCGACCGCCGACCGCCGACGATCGCGGCGCCGCAAATCCCTTCGCCGCTAAATCCCTTTTCGTAATGAACCTTCATGTTCTAACCCTTTCGCTGTTTGGCCGAAAATCCGACCGCTCAGATTATACCGCGAAATAGGATTCCGCGCATAGCTACTAAACCCTTGGGAATATTGGGCGTTTCCGGCGCGGCCAACTTTACTTGTTGATGTATTCGCAGGCGGGATCGCCGCCAGGTCGACGGCGACCCGTGGCGGGATGACGCATCCAACCGTCAGGTTCGGCGGCGTCCGGCGACCAGGCGAGTAACGCCGCGACCGCGGCGTCGGGTGTGTCGTATCACCAGGCGTCGTCGAACGTCCAAGGGTTCGACGTGGCGGCGCGAACGCCTAGTCGGGCGCGCCCGAACGTCAGGCGGAAGACGATCGCGACCCGCCCGTCGGGAAACGTCCGCGTTGCGATCGTTCCGTCGTCGTAATCGATCACGATCGCCGATTCAACCCTAGTGACCGGATCATCCATTGGGCGGTTCCCCCTTTTTCCATTCGTCGAAGGCGACGGCGATTTCTAATCCGTCTTCGACATCCGGCGACCAATCGTCGCCGCGTTCGTCGCGCATCGCCGCGATCCAACCCGCGGCGAACGCCGCCGCGATGTCGTCGATCGCCGTCATACGGATCCGCGGCGCCTGGTCGTCGTCGACCATGTCAGTTTTTTCCAAGTTCCGCCAACACTTCGGCGACCGTTGTTCGCGTCACGAAATAATCGTCGTCGGGTTCGGCGCGGTCGGCGAAACACTGAACGCAAACCTTCGGCGCGTTGGGCGCATGCGGGCGGTATTGAACGGCGACGCCACACCAGGCGCAGGACGTAACCAGGTTCGTCGCCTTCCACGGCGACGGTTCGTCGGCGCGAATGCAGACAACGATCAAATCTTCGTCGTTCATAACAGGTTCCCGCCGTTCGCGTCGACGCAATCGCGCCAACCGCGCATGTACGACCACACTACTTCGTACCGACCCGCGACCAATGGAATTTTGCCGACCTGGTCGGCGGCGGTCCAAACCGCGTACTTGTCGCCTTCGTCGGTTACAACAAGCGGCAACGCGGCGGCGTGTTCCTTCAACCGTTCAAGGTCGCGGCGACGATGCGCGCCTTTTTTCCGAATGTACGCGGCGTGGGCGGCGTCCGTCATGGTCGTTTCCTGGTCCGCAACGTGGCGGGAAATCCTGGCGCGGCGATCCATGTTCGAATGTCGAATCGCCGATGCAGTGTTCGCGCGTGTTCGAACGCGTCGGCGAGTGTTCGCCATCGTCCGGCGATCGAAACCCATCGCGCCGCCCACCCTGGACGCGGACCATAACGCATCACCAGATAACGACCCTTCGGGCGTCCGGCGATCGGCGATCGGCGTTGTCGTTCCATCGCGTTCAATGTTTCGGCGGCGTCGCGTCGCGCAATGCAACGACAAGGCGATCGATCGTCGCGACCAGGTATCCCAAATGTAAATACAGAAACGAACGCGGCGTCCGATCGGCGCGCGATCGATTGATATAGTACTGATGAATCCGGCGCGCGTTTTCCAACCCGTCGTCCGCCGACGGCGGAACCGTGATCGCGTTCAACAATTCGGTATCGCTCGCGGTCGGCGTCCGTCGTTGCAGTTCGGCGACGTTGCCGACGAAAATATCAATTCCGCTCGGCGACACTGCTAACGGGATTCGTCGCCAACTGGTTAGGTACCGCGTGATTTCGCCGATCGCCGCCTGGCGCGCCGATTCGTCGGGCGTCGTCATTACCAATTGAACGGCGATCGAAATTGTCGTTTCGTACCGCTTCGCTTCCATTCTTCCCCCTTCCACAAACGAACCGCGATCGTCTATGGACTATTGGTCCGACGCCAGTTGGACGTACGCACTAGTCGACTACGCCTTTAGACCAATGGTCGCGGGATCCAACCCTGGTCGATCAACCCGCGACATTCACTGCAATAGCGGTTCGGCGGAAAGTAATACGATTCGGGTTTAATGTCGCAAACATGGCGACAGGCGCGACAGTAAAAAATCATGTCGGCGCCTGCGGGGAATGCCGCGTTGTCGACGGGCGGCGGCGCGGTTCGCAGGCGATCGTAGTACGCGGCGACGGCGGCGGCGCGAACGGATTCGGACGGATTCGCCATAAAGCACACGTCGACCGTGTTGTCGGTTGGTCCCGACGGTTCAAACCAACAAACCTAAATTTAGGATCCAGTCCGCGCGTTCGCAGGGTCGCGCGGTTTCGCGCGTTTCTTTAGGCGCGCGAACCTTTCATCCAACCGCGGGGCGTCTTCGCCAACACTTTTTGATTTTTCAGGTTGGCGGCGATCATTCCGACATAGCGGCGCGCAGGTATTTTGCCGTGTGGAATGTTGACGCCTGCGGTTTCGAGTAACAGCGTTAGTTCGGGCGTCGGGATCGGTTGTTTCACCGCCCGAACTGCCAACGCGACCGCTTGGGGAAATTCGATCCCGTCGAAGCTGACGCCCGACGGCAACGGGATCGTTGCGATGTCGCGACCCGCGCCGCGGAACAGCGGTTCCTGTTTCACCTTCGGGCGTCCTGGCGGGCGACCGATGCGTTTCTGTTGCGGTTCCTGTCCGTTCGACGACACGTTCCCGTTCGACGACGCCCGCGTGATCGCGGTCGTCGCGGCGCGCATTGCCCGACCGCCGAACGTCGCGCCGAATCGTCGTTGCAGGACGGCGATCGCGGCGTTTAGTTCGTCCCGTTCGGCGATCAATTGTTGCAATAGCGTTTGTTTCATTGATTCCCTTCCGCGTTACCAGGAATGTTTACGGTTTATCGCTCGCCGTCGACAGGATTTTGTTGACGGCGGACGTCTGACGGCGGGTTCGATCCCGACGTTGGCGCCGTTCCTGGTCGGCGCGCGTGCGCTGGTTGGCGACCTGTTCGCGATGTTTCAGGGCGAAGAACGACACGATCGCCTGTTCCTGTCCCTTCGCGTACCAGGCGTCAGGATCAAGGTCTTTATCGCGAAAGGCGGCGAACATCACGTACAACGTGGTAACGCCCGCGGGATAATCCGCGAACGTGTAGGGCGACGTGCTGTTGTACAGGTCGCGGGTTGATTGGACTTTCAACTGTCGACAGATCGCCGACAGGATCGCGCAGGCGCGCGTGTGAACGACCCGCAATCGTTCCCCAACTTCGTGTCGCGACCAAGCGTCGCGCCCGATCCGCAGGGCGGCGCCTTTGTCGCGATCGGTCAATTCACGAACGAACGTAGATCCGAGTGCTGGCGTGTATGCTGACGGATCGATCGATTCCATTTATTTCCCCCTGGTTTGGTGTTGGACTACGCGCGATCCCAACGCGACGCCGACAGCAAAATGGTAATTGTCGGTCGCCGCGACGGTCGCCGCGACTAGGATTCGCCCGCAGTTCTCCGCCGCGGGTACCGCCTGCCAACCTGGGCGCGCAACGGTAAACAGGTTGACGTAGTGTTCTGCCGCCTTCAGTTTTTCGGGATCCTGTTCGGCGGGATCCGCCTGCGCTAACCGGATCATCATGCGGGTTAGCATGTGGCGATTGCGCGCCGCGTCGACCAGGCGGCGAACCTTCGCGACGTGATCGTCGATCCGTTGGATTGTCGCTAGGCGTTCGGCGGACGTTTTCTTCGTTGGTTGTTCGTGTGCCATTGACGCAGGACGGGCGCGAAATTTCAAAACGGGTCGCGACATTGCGGGTTTCCTTCACGACAATTTCACCTGACGTTTTTTGTTGCCGTTTTGGTGACGCGGACCAATTGTTGTTCTAGTTCCGCGTCAATGATCAAGCGGACACGGCGTTGCCTGTCTTCGTCCAATCGGTCGAAGCGTTCCGCGATGTCGATGTTCTCGGTTCGCAGTAGTCGACGGATGGTAATTTTGATCGGCGTCGCCGCCTGGTTGTACAGGCGGGCGATCATCAAATCTTCGTCGGTCAAATCGTCCAACGACGTGCGATCGACGGCGTCGCCTGACGTCAATGTTTGGAAATCGACGCCTAACGCGGCGGCGATTTTTTTAACGTTCGGGATTTGCGTTCGGCGTCCAAGTTCGACGCCCGTGATCGTGCCTTCAGCAACGCCCGCCTTGCTTGCTAGATCAACCTGGCGCCAACGCTTTCGTTGACGCAACGCCTTAATCGTCGCGCCGATCACGTCGTACGGGATTCGCACGCGTTCAACGCCTATTCCCGCGGCGGCGTCGACGAACGCGGTTTCGGCGTCGCCTTCAACGATCGGCGCGATCGTTGTTGGCGCGTCGGCGGGCGAATGATCGTCGGCGGCGTCTGACACGAACACGGCGACGTCGCGATCGTTGTTTGGTTGTTCGACCTGTTCTTTTTTCTGTCGCGCGTTTGGGGTTTGAACCATAAGGTCAACTGTTGCGGTCCAACACGAACATCCATTTCAACGCGGTTATACGGCAACGCTTGACAAAAAACAAGCGCAGGTTTAGCGTTGCGGTCCGACAGTAAGGTTTAACCGTAAGGGGGAACCGCAATGGTTGACCTGAAGAAATTGCGGAAGGTTGCCGGACTATCGCAGGCGGAACTAGCGCGGCGGTCGGGCGTCGACATCACGATTATTTCCCGCCTGGAGAGCGATCCCGATCGGTTGGCGTCGTATGAAAACGTCGTCCGCCTGGCGCGGGCGTTGAACCTGGAACCGGAAGAACTAGTCCCTGTCGACCTGACGCCGCCGCCGACCGCCGACCAACGACCCGCCTAAACGCCGCCAGGGGGATCCCAATGCCGCGGCGTTGCTATACGACCGTCGAAGTACTGGAAGCGTTGAACATGCCGCGCAGCACGTTCGAACAGTTGAAACGTGCAGGGCGGTTGCCGTTCCTCGAAGAACTGCGCCCGCGGGTTGGAAAGGTTGCGCGCTATCGCGCCGACCTAATCGATCAATACCTGGCGAACCGTTGGCGCCCATCGTTGCGGCGGGTGCAATGACGACCGAAACCGCCGCCGTCGCGATCATCGTCGCCGCCATCGTCTATTGGCGTTGGCGCCGCCCGACCAATCCACTATCGGACCTTGGATCCGTCGATCGATACGCGCACGCGCGCCGCGACGACGGAACGCCGAACGATCGAAGGTGAACACATGCCGCAAACCGCGCCGCCTGACCTGCGAACGTCCGCCGACCTGGAACGCGAATCGACATCGCTAACGCCCGTCGCGCATGGTCCCGCGATGGCGCGCGGATCGGGTTGGACGTTGGCCGGAAATTTATCGGTCGCGATTCAGCTGTCGGATCGGTTCGCGTTGTCGAACATTGTTCCGACGCAATACCGGAAACAACCCGCCGATTGTTTGGTCGCGATTCTACTCGGCGAAGAACTGGGATTACCGCCGATCGCCGCGTTGCAATCGATCGCCGTGATCAACGGTCGACCAGGGTTGTACGCCGAAGGATTTTTAGGCGTGATCATGGCGGCGCCGAAGTACGACCGCCATCGGGAATATTTCGTCCGACCCGACGGATCCGAAGTTGACGCGTTGACGCCCGCCGACCTGCAAAACGATCTAACGCGGGCGGTCGCGATGTTTTGGCGGAAGGGAAATCCCGATCCGTTCGTCGGGACGTTTTCGGTTGCCGACGCGAAGGTCGCGAAGTTATGGCGGAAGGCTGGACCCTGGACGGATTACCCGTCGCGCATGTTGAAAATGCGCGCCCGCGGGTTCGGCGGTCGCGATGCGTTCCCCGCGGAACTGCGCGGGATCCGCCTGGTCGAAGAACTGTCCGATTACGTCGACGCCGAATCGACGACCGTTGTTCCCGCGCCGCCGCCCGCGCCGCCCGTTCGTCGGTCGGCGAAACTCGCGGCGCCGACGACGACGATCGACGACGAACCGTCGGCGCCGCCCGACCCGCGCGAACCCGAACCGTCGCCGCCCGCCCGCGAACCAGGCGACGAACCGCCCGACGAAACGACCGACATTCCGACGGCGCCGCATACGACGCCGCCGCCATCGAAACCGACGCCCGAACCGAACAGTGCAAACGGCGGCGTCATTGAACATTTAGTAATCGTCGACACGGCGTTCGTTAAACCGCCGACGGGCGGCGGCGATCCCTACTACAAAATTCGGGCGCGCGTTGACCTGAAAGGCGCGCCGCCGATGTCGTACGACTTTGTATCGCGCGACCAAACGATTTACGACCTGGCGGCGTCCGCCGAAGGAACGCGAACGCCGTTTACTGTGACCTGGAAACGCGGCAAATTACCGAACGGGTCCGCCTGCAAAATCCTGGAAGAACTGGCGGCGGGTTGATGTTATGTCCGCGACCGCCGTTCCCGCCGATCTAATCGATCGCGCCTGGCAAATGTTGCGGGCGAAGCTGGTTCCGCTCGACGCGTCCGACGCGCAAATGTTGGCGTATCGCCTGGTGTTTTTTTCGGGCGCGTCGATTGTCTACGAAACGATCGTCATGTTGGGCGGCGACGATTACGACGACGATTTCGCCGCCGCGGTCGTCGGATCAATCGGCGAAGAAATCCGCGATTTCGTCGCGGCGAACAACGTCCAATGACGCCGCGACGATCGAAACCCGCCGCGGCGCCGACCCTAAAACCGTTCGTAACCGCGTTCGACGCCGACCGCCACGTGTACACGATCGACGGGATCGTCGCGCCGTCGGTTACGCAAGTGTTGAACGAAGAACGATTCGTCGATTTCAGCATGATCCCGAACGGCATTCTGTCCGACGCGCAGGCGCGCGGGACATACGTTCACCAGGTATTACACGCGTACCTCGAAGACGATTACGACGTCGACGATTGCGATCCGCGCTACCGCGGGTATGTCGATTCGGCGATCGCATACCTGGCGGAACTAAAGAAAACGCCATTGCGCGACGCCGACGGTAAACCGATCGCCGTCGAATATCGGTTCTGGCATACGCGGCGCTGGTTTGCCGGAACGATCGACTACGTCGGGTTCGACGGCGACGGCGCGTTGTCGATCGACGATTGGAAAACGGGATCGCCGGACGATGTCGCGGCGCCGATTCAAACCGCGGCGTACGAATGCGGAATCCGCGATTGTTTGATCCCGTCGATCGGTTATGACGGACCCGTTCGCCGTCGCGCCGTCAAACTGCATCGGGACGGGCGACCAGGAACGCCCGCGCCGTACTTCGACCCGCGCGATTTAATGGTGTTCTTCGCCGCGTTGTCCTGCGTTCATTTCCGCCGCAATCGCTGCCAACACGGATCCCGCGATGTCTAATTCCTTTCGTTTCCATTCGTTTTATCCCGCGGTCGGCGACTGGGTCGCCGTGTTTTTGGAACCTGGCAACGTGACGTCGTTCCGCGCCGAACCGATCATCGGTTGGATCGTACAGATCGACCAGGCGGACGGCGCCTTCGTAATCGATCCCGTGCTCGGCGGCGACGCCGTCGAATGGACGAACGATTACGCGGGCGTCTATCGGCGCGCCGACGTGGAAACCGTCGCCGTTCGCGAACACTTGCGCGACCTGGCGACCCTGTTTGCGAAGCGGCAGATCGGTTGCGGCGCGCCGTGATTGTCGACCTGACGATTGAAGAATACGCGGTCGCGCAATGCGCGGCGGCGATTCGTTGCGTTGCTTGCGCGTCGCGCCAGGCGCGCATCGGGTACGGGGCGAACCCGAACGACGTTCCCATGATCACAACACTCGGCGTCGCGGGCGAAATCGCGGTCGCGAAAGCGTTGAACCTGTACTGGTCGGGAAATATCGGCGTCGCGGCGCCCGACGTCGGGTTGAACATCCAAGTTCGAACGGTCGCGACGCCGAACCGCCGATTAATTGTCCATCGCGCCGACCCTGACGACGCGCCGTTCGTCCTGGTCTATCCAACGGATTCGCCGCAACGGTTCCAACTGGTCGGGTATCTGTTCGGACGCGACGCCAAAAACGATCGATGGTGGGATGACCCGCAAGGCGGGCGACCCGCGTTTTTCGTTCCCGTGAATCAACTACGACCAATCGAAGAACTACGTTCGGCGGTCGCCGCCGAAGATTGCGAGTTGTTCTAAATGTCGACGACAACCGAACCGCAATCGGAAATCGTGTTGTTAGAACCGCGCAACCGCGCAACGCTCGAAGACGACCGCGCCGCGTTGATCGCCGATGTCGAACGCGCGTTACCGACGGAAATTGTGTCGCCGTCGGAATACGCGGGCGTTGCCGACCTGGAATTACGCGTGTCGCGATTTATCGATCGCGTTAAACCGTCGTTCGACGACGTCTGTTTGTCGGCGCATCGAACCTGGAAATCCGCGTGTCAGGTTCGCGCGTTGTTCCTGGAACCCGCCGAACTGTTGAAGGGTCGCGCCCGCGCGCTACTCGCGGCGTACAAGGAACGCGAAGAACGGATCCGCCGCGAAGAACAACAACGCATCGCCGCCGAAGAACGGGAAAAGGAAATCGCCAGGCGGAAGGCGGAAGCGAAATCACTGGAAAAGGCGGGACAAAAAGAACTGGCCGACGTGGTCCGCCATCAACCGATCGACGTTCCCGCCGTCACGTTGCCGACCGCCGTTCCCGACGTCGCCGGTTTGTCGTATCGCGAAGATTGGACATGGGAACCCGTCGGCGGCGACACGCCGCAAAATCGCGCCCGCGCGTTGTCGTTGATCGTCCGGCCTGAATATCGCCTGTTCGTGCAGTTCGACGACGCAGGACTAACGACGTTTGCCAGGCGGACGAAGGGAACCGTAAAGGTTCCTGGAATCCGATTTTTTTCCCGACAGATTCCCGTTCGGCGGTCGTAATGGGAAAAGCGTATCGATCGCGGTCGCATCGCGAATCCCTGCGGCGTTCGATGTCGGCGTCGCGCCAGGCGTTGAATCGTCCGCGCCTGGCCGACCAACCGTTACCGCTCGACGGTCGGTCGCCGGTCGTTCGTCCAATCGACCCGTTGACCCTTCCGCCGACGCGAACCGCGATCGAATCCAAGGCGCGCGACGCGGCGTTGTTGGTGTATCGCTGGTTCCGAACCCTGGACGGAATCGAGCGAACCGAGTTTTACGCGGGATGTTCCGACCTGGATCGCGCCGTCCTGGTCGCGACGGGTTGTCCCGATCGCGCGGTCGTTTTCCGCGGCGACGACGTCCTGTTTAACA